GCTTGCCCGTTTCTGCTTCCGAAGATTTCTGCGGCAACAGAAGCTCGCTCACTTGCCCTTACATTTTTATCCAAAGCGTCGTTAATTTTGCCGATTCGCTCATCTAGAGATAATTTTGAAAGCTCGGAAGCCTCTAAACCTATTTTTCTAAAACTCAAGGCAGCGGACTCACTGCCTGCAGATGCCTTTCCAAGTTCGCGATTCAAATAACGACTTGCGCTCATTAAAACCGACATTGACACGCCGCTGTCTTTTGCCGCTTGCGTCAAACTTTGAAAGCTTGCAAATGTCGTCTCCACTTGTTTCGCTTGTTTTGCGGTTTCGTCAACCGCGTTTCTATAAGAATTTGCAATCGCTAGAGTTGAAGCCACAGCTCCTGCAGCTAGAGCAGTGAAAGCGGTGGCGGCGGTTTTTAGGTTTTTCTTTGTGTTGTCGGCAAAGCGCTTTAAACTACGCTCTGACTTTCCAAGTCCTTCAATTAAATTTCCAGTTTTCGCGACTAAATCCAGCGTCAATGTGCCGAGGCTTGCCATTTTTTATACTCCTGCAAATCTTTTGATTTTCTCTAAAAAATCCTCTTCTTTTTCTTTTGGTTTTGGCTCGTTTCGCATAAAATCGATTGGCTTCACTTTTTTAGCTCCATTAACTGCGTATAAACTAGCTTCTAAAAATCCGACAGAATGCTCAACTCTGCGAGCGATGTTTAATGAGCCGTATTTTTTTCTAAATTCAAGCCAAACTAAATATTCGTTATAGCTTAAATTTCTTTTTGCTTCTGAAATAGTGCGACCGCCGATTCCACTCAAAACCAGCTCGCACCAAAATTCGTCCTCTGCGTTAAGGCCGCCGCCTTCTATTTTCCCAGAGAGTTGACCTCGCCAATGACAAATAGCAATTCTTTCGCGAGAGCGGGTGACAATGATTTGCCATTTTCACCAGTAATTTGCTCAACCGTAAAAATTGGCTCGCCCTTTTCATCGCAAATGCTAGACGCAATTCTGCGGGCAATTTGTTCTGTTTCGTCACCGCCATAATTTTTCAAATCTTCTACGGCAGAAGAAAAAGAAAGGGGTTTCACAAATACAGCGACTTTATGCGTTTCGCCAGTTTTTTGATCAATAATTGAAATAGTTTTTTTTATCAACTCGGTTTTTACAAAAGCGTTTTTTAGAATTTTATCCATTTTTTAACCCTCCGTTCCTTCTCCCTCCGTTCCTTCTCCCTCCGTTCCTTCTCCCTCCGCTTCGTCTTCTTTCCAAATTAACTCACCTCGCCCGCTTCGAGTTAAAGGGCAGCTAGTCTTAACGACATTATTTGCTGTGAAATCAAATGGAAATGCTCCGACAGATGCGTCGAATGTGATCCAAGTTCTATCACTCGATAGTTCAAAATCAGTGCCTGCAGAATTTACAGTTGCTTTTGTTTCGCCATCGCTTAAACCTACCGCCCACTTTACAGTTGCTTTTAATTTTGACAAATTATATAAAAGCCTGTGAGAATTGTTTTTTGAATCCAAATTCACTAAAAGCGAACCTTTGCCAGGGGTTATGAGCCCATCGATGAAAGATTTTGAGTCTCGCTCTGAAAGACAAGTGACCTCGATTTCATCGGTAGTGTCATCGCCAAGACTAAAGTCCACCGGGCATTCTATTTCCACCACCATTTTTTTATCTAAATCGTTTGGGTCGCCAATCAAAACGAATATTTCGGTGCCTTGTGTTTTTATTGCCATTTTTTATCTCCTGTGTTGAATAAATGAAATATCAAAACTTATTCTAAATCGCTTGGACTCGAAGTCAACAACTTGTTGCCCGTACCTATAAATATAACTCTTTTTTTCAAAAACAGACCTTAAAACTTTTGCTGTTTTTTCTGCATCTTTTAAAGTGTCGGCGTAAACATCTATTTGAATTATAAAACTGTCGAAATCTGGGATACAAGATAATACATCGCCAGCTTTTCCGCCGATATTTTGCCAAACGGCATACGGCGTTTTTACGCCATGGGGCGACAAATTGTAAGGCCAAAATCTTATCGGGTTTTCGCCTAAAACATCTTTACACGCTTGGTCGCTCGCAACTAATTCAAAAATTTTTGGTGTCATTTTTTACCTTTCTTTTTTAAAGCTCTGTCTAATGCTTTTGAAAACTGCTGAACAAATTCCGCTGCTACTTTTTCTGTGTTTTTTGTCAAAGCAGGCCTGACAAAAGGTTTCGCGGGGGTCTTTTCTGTGCCAAATTCTAAAAACCGCCAGTACCATGTGTCGCCGCCAGGGTTTTTTTTGCCTCGCCCTTTAATTTCGCCATATTTACTCATATCGCGAGCACCGCCCAAAATTCCAACGCGAAAGGGCAAATCTCCAGTTCTCTTGAATGCCTTTGTGTCCCAGCGGATTGCCACATTTTTTGCGATATTTTCAACGGTAGCGGGGTCGTCAATCATTTGAGCACCATCCGCAATAGTTTTTTTCACAAGATTGGCGGCTTTTCGCAAAGCAAATCGACCTGCTTTATACCTCACTTCATGCTCAACGGTTTTCATTTTTTCTAAAACCTCATCTAAGCCAGTCAAAGTGAAGTCTAAACTATCTGCCATCAGTCGCCCCTTCGCTGCAATACAAAGTCATCCACTCCTCACCGCTTTCATTGTCTGCTAAAGCCGCGTGTACATTGTATAGTTTATCTTTGTGTCTCACTCGCATTTTTGAATTAATTTTAGAGTTGAAGCGAACTTTAATTCGAGTAGTGACAACGCTCATCTCTTCACTTGCTGACAAAAATTCACGACCTGAAATCGGGCTAATCTGCGCCCACGCTTTTGAAAAGAATTTCCATTGAAAAACAATCTCGCCAGAACTCAAGTCTTGCGTCTCTTCTCTTTCTTCAAAGACAACTCTATGTCTTAAATCTCCAGCAGATAAACCCATTTAACACAAATCCCTTAAATGAAAAATTAATGAAAGAACAGCGGGAGGCAAATACCCGTAACCATAGCCAGCGTCTAGCTTATCTGTGTTTTCAGATGCTTCCCGATTTCTATAAAAATTACCAACAAGCAATTTGCACGCCTGTTTCACTTCATCGCGAACGACGGTTTTTTCTTCGACTTCTATAAAAGCATTGTCGCCAATGTATGACAAAATTGCACTACTAGCAGACTGGATGTAAGCTTGTACAAGACTCTCGTCATCTGATGAATCTAAGCGAAGATGATCGAACGCTTCTTCATAAGTGATTAATTCTTTCAAAATTTAACCCCTTTGCTTTTGTCAATTGTGCTTGCATTATCTCGCAAATCCCTGCCATCGCGACCTTTCCGCACCGCCATGCGCCAATCTTTGCTGGTGCCGGGAGCATCCTTTGTGTCTTTTTGTGCGATCCAATAATTTCCACCGCTTGTCACGCCATCGCCTTTGTCGTACGCTTTTCCAGCATCCCATACCCCACAATCAATGATACTTTCTAGTTTTATTTGGTGCGACTTTTCACCAACAAAAATCTTTAAAATACGGCCGTCTTGCTCAAATTTTATGGAATCGGCAGGTAGCCCGTCTTTTCCATCTTTCGGCTTTTCGATTAAATTTGACGCTCTTTTTGCTATTTTATCTGCATAATCCGCGCTTTCAATAGAAGCTCGCACTCTCTCCGCTTCAGATTCAACAGCTTTTTTAATTTCTTCTTTAATAAGCTCTTTTTGCTTTTCTTTATCAGATTTCATTTTTTCTTTAAAAGCCTCTAGTTCTTTTTTCAAATCCGCATTTTCTTTTTCAAGCATATTGAAAAGTTTTAGAATCATTTCCATATTCACCTCGTTTTTTTTCTTTTCACCCTCTTTTGAGTCCGTTTTTTCACTGGAGCTATCGAAAGGATTTTCTTTCGAATCTCTTTTAGCTAAAGCTTCGAGACTAAAGTTTTGCTGCTGCATGTAAACAGTGTCGCCACCGATCAAAGGCTTTAAGTTTATTTCTTTTCTAGCTTCGTTCGGTGTTGTAATGCTTCCTTTTACAGAGTTTGAAAGCATTTCAATAACCGCGGATTTATTCATTCGAAGTAAATCATCTGTATCTAATTCTATTTTTTTACCTTCTGACAACTCAAGTCCAGCGTCTAAACAAGCTTCCATCTCTTCGATTAACACTTGCAAACAATCGCTATAGTAGATTAAATTCGCTTCATGTGGTTTTTCTGGAGGCTTGGCCATCGAAATTTTAAAAGGTGGCACGTGAAAACAGCTGGCAACAATTTCCGCAGATATTTTCAACTGCTCGACTAGTTGCGAATCAATGCCTTTTGCTCGCATCGCCTCAAATTTCAAACCATCGCCAACAACTGCAG